GGAGGGAAGACCTTCTCCTGTGCAAGCTGTTGGACGAAATAGTGTTGGGACAAACCCCACTGCTAGGAAGTCCAAAACAGTAAAACTCACAACAAGTCAGCAAGCAATTGCTAAAAAACTTGGTGTGCCATTAAAAGAGTACGCAAAGTATGTCTAAATATAGGAGTATAAAGTAATGACAGATCGTAACTCCCGCTCTGCTGAAGTTCGAGAAAATAAAACTCGCAGAAAACCTTGGCAACCTCCGTCCAGTTTGGACGCACCTAAACCACCTCCAGGATATAAGTATCGCTGGATCCGTGAAAGCATTCTCGGGCAAGATGACAAAACGAATATGTCTAAGCGTATTCGTGAAGGATTTGAGCCGGTTAGAGCTGAAACTCATCCTGAGTTTCAAGGCCCTACAGTTGAGGATGGAAAACACGCAGGTGTTATTGGGGTTGGCGGTTTAATCTTAGCAAAAATAGATGAATCGATTGTAGATGAACGCAAAGAATATTTCCAAGAAATGAACGATGCGTCCATGCAAGCGGTTGATTCTGAATTAATGAGGGAAAGTAATCCTATTATGCCTATCGAAAAACCGGTTCGTAGAACGAAAACGGAATTTGGTAGCAAAAAGGATCTTTCTGAAGATTAACCTTTTAACTATGGGTAAATAAATTATGGCAAATACTAATGATCCCAACGGATTTACACCAGCATATCATTTGACTGGTGGAACTATTAGACCTGCCCAAATGAGAATCGCTAGTGCGACAAATGCTTCTATTTTTAGTGGCGATGTTGTCAATCTATCAAGCGGTTATATCATTCAAGGGACGGCTACTGGTGCTCCTGTTGGCGTTTTTGCTGGCGTTTATTATGAGGCAAGTGACGGCACTCCAACGTTTTCAAAACACTGGACTGCTGATACTGCTACATTAGGAAGTGTAGATGCTCAAGCTTATGTGTATAACGATCCAGACATCGTGTACGAAGCTCAATTTACTGCTGGTACGCCAGCCGTGAGCTTTATAGGCAACAAGTATACTCTTTCAACGACTGCTGGTAGTACATCTACCGGTCGTTCTGCTGAAGGCGTAACTGCTACAACATCTTCTGGCGTGGCTCTTTGTGTTGGCTTTGTGGATACACCAAGCAACTCAATTGGAGCTAGTGCTAGAGCATTCTTCCGTTTCCCTGCTAATCCATTTGAATAAGGAGAATAAGTAATGGCAATTAATCGAGCGCAGCTCGTTAAAGAACTTGTCCCAGGACTTAATGCTTTATTCGGACTAGAGTATTCAAGATATGCTGATGAGCATACGATGATTTTCGACACAGAAAGTTCAGATCGTGCTTATGAGGAAGAAGTGATGCTCTCTGGATTTGGAGAAGCAGCAGTTAAAGGTGAAGGCGCTGCAGTTAAGTATGACACTGCCCAAGAAACTTGGACAGCTCGTTATACACATGACACTGTGGCTTTAGCTTTCTCCTTAACTGAAGAAGCGATGGAAGATAATCTCTATGATACCCTATCTGCAAGATACACTCGTGCTCTTGCTCGTTCTATGCAACAAACAAAGCAGGTTAAAGCTGCTAATGTGTTGAATAACGGATTCAGTAGTACATACCCAGGAGGAGACGGTAAAGAACTATTCGCTACCGATCATACTTCTTTGACTGCTGGTGATCTAAAGAACGAACTAAGTACGGCTGCAGACCTTAATGAAACATCAATGGAGCAAGCACTAATTGATATTGCTGGTTTCAAAGATGAGAGAGGTCTGAAAGTTAATGCACAAGCACAACGATTAATTGTGCCACCTGCATTACAGTTCATTGCAGATCGGTTGTTAAACACACCAGGAAGAGTCGCAACTTCAGATAATGACATCAATGCACTTAGAAATATGGGCATGGTCCCAGATGGCTACGCTGTGAATCATTATTTGACAGACACCGACGCTTGGTTTGTTAAGACAGATGTACCTAATGGTCTCAAGCACTTTGTTCGAACCGCAGTTTCCACTAACATGGAAGGCGATTTCGAAACAGGAAATGTTAGATATAAAGCAAGAGAAAGATACAGCTTCGGCTGGTCTGACTGGCGCGGTATTTTTGGCTCTCCTGGTGCATAACGCTATAGAGTATTAAAACGCAAGTAATATGGAACCTATGATGCGGGGGTTTCTCACTCAACCCGCATCGCTTTATCTAGGGGTAAACTTGTCCTATCGACTGACCTAGCAGACAAGCC